TTCAAAAGTATCTGCCAGCTTCTTTGTGATCTCATCCATCGAAAGTGTTTTGAGCGTTGCAGCACTTAAGCCAACACCCAATTTACCTAAAGCTGCTGTGTTGCCTTCTTGAGCTTTTGCCAAGGCATTTGAGACCGCCTCAAGCGACTTGCCGCTACCGGCTGCAATATCGATGGCCAAGCCTTGCAATCTCTGTGCCTTTTCAACATCTCCTGTGGCACGCGCCAAACGCTCAAGCGATGGCCTTAGATCATCATCGGTTACGCCAAAAGCCAATGATGTTTTGGTTATGTAATCCTCTGTGCTCTTAATTTGGGCATTGGTGGCACCTGTGACATTGCGTAAGGTCAATGCCAGTCTTTCCTGTGCGGCCGCATCTGCAATGGCCGCTTTGACCCCATCAACGGCCAATTTGCCGGCATAAACAGCGGCAGCGGCTCCAGCTGCGGCAAATGCCAATCCAGCCTTTTTGCTAAAATCACCGAGCTTTGACCCGAAAGATTGAACTTCTTTGCTGCCGGTGTCTAAGCTTTTTTTGAGCTGATCAATATCACCAAGGATTGCCAGCTTTAATGTTCTGGATTGACCGGCCATCACCACTCCTTCAAAATCTTAGAAAACGCTGCTTCCCATTGGGCAATGATATGAGGTTGCTCAGCTCTTAATGTTGGATAAATAAAATATCCTTTTGATCCACCTTTTGGCCCACGGCCTGACCAAATTGGAAATTGCTTAAATTTGCGTGATCCAAATTCGTAACCGCCCCAAAGCTGTTGAGTTGTGCCGCCACCACTAAATTTTTGTGACACAAAACCAAATGAAATTTCACCAATTTTTGATGATTTGCTGACACGCGATCCATCAGCAATTCGACCAGCTGCATTGTTTGGCCTATTTGCTGCTTCGCTTTTGATCTTTGATTGCAGATAAGTAGCCAACCCATTTGAAACACCTTTGGCCTGTGCAACAGCTTGCTCATCCATAGCTTTAAAAGCTCTGATGATGCCGCGCAAATCACCTTTGTCATAAGTGATTGCATCAGTTGCCATTGCGTTTCTCCAATATCTCAAATGCGGTTAAAACATCCTCAGCGGTTTGAAACTCCGATCGTGGCAATCCGGTCGATATTGCTAACTCCCAAAGGAGCCGATTTATGCTTCCGGATTGGTAGCTTTTGGGGTATCAGTCTCTCCCATATTTATGTCGGTGACTGTTTCACACCACACATCAAATGCTTTGACTGGCTTGCCGCCAGCTTCGCGCTTCATTGCGTGATATGCCAAAAACATCAGATCGGCAATGCCCAGCTTGTCCTGTACTTGCTGAATCGTGTTGCCTGTCTTTTGTTCCCATTTCATCCACTCCGGTGGGAGCGCGGTATAGGTCGCGCTCTCCCCGGCCGTGTATTCAATTGTGATTGCTAGTTTCATTTTTGCTCCCGATTCTTTTTTTAACTAAATGATTCTGTTGGTGTTCCAACGACCGTCAATGTCCATGTGTCGGTGAGTGCTCCTGGAGCAGCTCCACCGGCTGTTGGAAAAATTGGCAATACATTGAAAGTGAAAACGGCACCTGTCACAGCTGTGAAAGAAACCGCGACAGTTGTGTTTGCGGCTGTTTCAGCATTTTGCCACATTGATTCAAACAATGATCCAATGCCGCCTGAAGCGCCCCAGTCTTGCAAAAGCTCAATTGTAAAAGTCCATTGTGTATCGATCGATTTGTAGGCACGGCCATCGAGTGTTTGATATGTCTCAATGATCGTGTCACATGAAAGCGTGGCCGATGTGGTCTGTGCATCGTATAACTTTGTGTCCAAAGTAAATGACACATCGCGGCCGGTAATGATTGTTGTTGGCATTTTTTTTCTCCTTAATTGGTGTAGTAAGTGCTGACTTGTAAATCGGCCGTGAGGTACTTACCTGCACCGACTTCCAATGGCTGTGGTTGATTGACATTGCCGACTTCGTAACCGACCGGCATTGTGCTGATGATGCTGATCATCAATTGTTCAAGATTGTCCAAAGCTGCCGCGTTGTTAAGGTATGCAACAACGCCTGTGACTGTAAGATTGACTTTGACTCGGGTTGTGCCTTTTCCAATCAAAATGCTTTCAAGATACGGCGCATCCGGGATCAAACAGATGCTTGGTGATGTCATTGTCTCTGGAATTCCGTTGTACACATTGGCAGCAATGGTTGAAAGTGTTGTTTTCAATGGTGTGCGGATTTTGGATTCGATGCTCATTGGCACATCGTTTCGACATCAATAAACGGGCCTAAAAGACCTATGACTCTGTTGGTCAAGCTGCGGCCGAGCACGAATGGTGCCGGCTGAAAATTGTCTGACATGATCTGATTGCCGGGAGCTGTAATGCTCTGAAAAATCTCGACCGACACAACCAAAATTGCGTTTTCGACCGGTGGTGTATTTGCGTACAGCTGCGCGGCTGATCCACCGGATAAAGTAGCCAAAGCGTTAGGAATAAACGGCAATGGGTATGTGCGATCAGCCGCGTTTGTTGCAGCTGTGAAAAGGTATGGCTCAATCCGATCATCGGTGACTGTGTAGGTCGCGTTGTAAATTCCGGCCCCGGTAACAACAACAGATTGACCCGGCACAAAGTAATTTGGCCGCATTGTGGTGAAATAAATGACGGAATCACTCACATTGGCAAAAGTCACCGATGATTGGTATTGCGTAAGTAAAGGCAAAATCGTTTGCTCAGCCGAATCAATTATTTGATCCAATTGAGCATCAGAATACAAGGAAACCGAGACACCAAGAATCGCTCTCAACTGTGCAGCTGTGACTATTGCTGGCATCTCGGTTCCTTTCGTATCGTTAGCGTTCGGGAGCGACCGCTACCGATGATTGATTTATTTATGCAAGTGCGTTAAAACGCGCTCCATTTGGCACCTTGTTTGCAAGTGCGCCATATCCGTAATACAGGATGTCAATTGTTCCATCGCTATTGATGTTGGTGCGTAGCGTAAAGCGTGGGCTTTCGTACCATGTAAATGAATCTGGATTGACAACAACCATTGAATTGTCATTGTCTGCTGTTGTTGTGCCAGCATTTCCAAATGAGCGTGAAACATAAAGGCTTAGACCCGGTGAAACTACACCGCGCAACGAATCGCCTCTCACATTTCCTGCCGCATTGCTAGGTTGTGCCGCATTGTATAGAGGCGCGCCCGCATCGTTGTATCCCATGATGTTTCCCCATTGTGTTGGTGAAACTATTAATGAGCGTGCAAATCCAAGTGATGATCCATAGACATCTGCACAAGCCTTTGATGTGTAACCAAGAAATCCTGTTGCTGAATTTGCTGCCTGTGCTGTAGAAGCACCAACAGAAACCATTTGGCCTAATACATATTCGTCAGTCTCTTTTGCATAAGCAAATTCAAGATTTTGAAGCAACGCTGTTAGATACTCTGGACGGCTTCGGTCGATGAGCTCTACTGTTGAAATTGCGCGGCCTTTGAAAGGCTGAACAGTTACAGACAAGTATGTCGCTGAAAGTGATGATTCTGTAATTGTGCCATTTTCGGCAATTGCATCAACGCTAGGCACAGCTGTGACACGAGGAATTTCAAATGTCATGCCTTCGCTTACGAGAGTTTCACGGCTGATGCCATCAATTGTTCCGCGATCTGCATTTGCAAGTGCATTGATGACTGTTGTGCTTTGTGGTGTTGGCACCATGCCGGGTGCTGTTGATGTTGTGTTATCAGCTGCCTTGACATACTGGCGTGAATCCTCATCATGCAAAATGCTTGCGCGTAGATAGTGCTCAAGGTATGTAACCTTATTTACGATTGGTGAGCGTGGTGCTGTGTAGTAAGCCGGGCGTGATGCCTGTACTGGTTCGACTGCTGGAGCTGCTACCGGTTCAACGGCAGGAGCGACTGGTTCGGTAGTGTTGTCCACTTTGTCTCCTTCATTTGGGTTTGTTGTCTCTGTAACTGTTTCAGTTTCAGAATCTTCCGATGCGGCTACCTCAGAAACGCGTGCAGATCGCACGGCTGGTTCAGTAACCAAAGCGACAGCTGTGAGCTGCCCATTGAGCACCTTCATGGTGCCATCCTTTTGCATTTCGTAATTGTCCACGGCCAATTCAATGGAGAATCCATCGCGTAAGCCTTCCATGGCCTCCGTCAATGCATCCGTGCCAGCTGTGGTGTTTGCAATTTTAAAAGTCGCTGTCATTTCCTTGTCGTTCACACTCATCGCAATGCTCTTGCCAATTCTGCGTGTGTTGTCGTGCTCAAGATTTAAGAAAACATCATTTGGTTGAATTGAACCTTTTGCAAAAACAACCTTTCCGGTTGATGCATTTGCGTGCTCATTAAAAGCAACAATGCGACCGGTAATTGTGCGTGAATCGGAATCAGCTGCCGTGATTTGCATTGGTGTTGTTAGCTTCATGAGATCATGTCCTCCATTTGTCTAATTTCCTCGGTGGTGATTGCACCGATGTCAAATAAAATCTTGTAAATTTCTGCACGCTCTTTTTCTGATCCGCGCAAATACGCCTTAAGATCAAATTCCACGCGTTGTGTTGAAGGCGTAAAATCTGGCATTGATAACCTGCTGCTAATGCTATTCATCAGCGGCAACAGCGAAAAGTCCAAAAGAGTTTGACGCGCTGTTTGGGCGTTTGCATAGGTCATGGATGAGCCAGTAGGCGCGTCAATAAAATATGCCGGAATTCCCACGGCTCTTGCCAATTCTGTTGCAATGATTTCGCGTGCAGCATTAAGGCCAATTTGCTCTGGAGAAAAACCAACTGTTGTAAGTTCAACATCGGCATTAAGAAATGCTGTGCCGCGATTTCTACGAGCTGCGCCCCATGCATCCAAAAGTTTTGCAATGCGATCTGCTGGCAATGCTGTGCCATTTGATTTCAAAACCATTGATGGCACCGGCTCTTTTGCGTACATTGCGGCAGCTCTTTCAAGCTCTGCACCGGCACGAATTGTGCGACCTGCGCGATTCAATAAACCTTCATCGTTACCATAAAACACAACAAGTGAGCCAACACCAGACATTGGCACACGCGATCCATCGACTGTGTAATATTCGATTTGCGTGCCAATTGAATTCAAGAAAACGCCAACTCGATTTGGTGCAACGCGCCACATTTGGCGAACACGGCCGGTGTCTGCAAATAAATCGATGATTTGGAAATACGAAAATCCCGTGAATAATAAATCCTCACAAGCCCACACCCATGATGCTGCTCCTGGCACTCGCTTGTCCGGATCAGAAATCACAACAGGTTGATCAATAATTGCACCTGTTGTTTTGTCGCGTGTGATCAAAGGAATTGTCGCGATTGAATTGCAAATCATGTTGCGTGCGCGAGCAATTGCCGGCACACTCATTGCTTCCTCGCGGCTGACAATGTAATCAGCTCCACCGAATGGGAAAAACGCATCCAGCGTTGGAGCTGGCCCAATTTGTGCAGCTACATCAGCACCGCGCGTTACCGCGACAGTTTCAATCGTGCGCTTTCGATCAAATAATCCCATGGGGCAATTTTCTCAAAATGTCAAGCATCAACCCACCAAAATGTCTATTTCCGTTTCTGGGCGTGTCGCAAAGTGTGTACAAAGTGCAGCGGCCACAGCTGCCGCCACGGCCGTGCCGCTGGCACGCCTTCCAATAACCCAACCGCCATCGCCTCTACGCAATTGAACAGCTGAAAGAATCTGCTCTGTCAGCTTTGATTGATTCCGATGTTTCAAACGCCCGGAATTGATTGCACCCAATAATTCATCGCACGCTTGAGGATAATCCGCATCCATGTCGTGAATCGGAATTCCAGCCGGCTGCATACGCGATGCAACGGCTCCGGATGTGCGCCTTGAATACAGCAAATACTCGATTGGGTACTTTCGGCAATATGAAGCCGCATCATTGGCAATTGCTCGATCATCAAGCTGGATTGTGTTTTCCCATGTATGCAACAGCTTCACGACAAATGATTCCGACCCGAGCTTTTGAGCTGCGACAAGTGCAGCATTTTTTCGATCCGGTGAAATGTCAATGGCCATCCATGTGAGCTTGTCCTCATCAAGGTCGATTGATTCATCGCCACACTCTTGCCACTCTTTGGTTCCAACAACGCTGGAAATGGTCTGAACCCATCTGTTCAATACCTCGGTCATAATCACATCCGGTGGATCATTGAAAACCGCTCTGATGTTGTCCGGGTGAATAGTGATGCCCAAACCCGGATTGGCAAAAGCCGCATTTTCTAGCGTAATTTCATCAGTTGGTGCAGACCACTCAAAATAGCCCACATCATCGCTTGCCCCACTAGCTGCGGCCAATCCTCTTTCGCGCAATTGATTCAAAACGATTGAATGAGAATCACCGGCCGAGCTAAAACAATTGACCTGTGGATTTTTGGCTGCCATCAAGGTGTACCGCATTGCAGCAAATGTCTCCATATCGTGCAGCTCTCGGATTTCATCCATGTGGATGCTTTCCGGCTTTGATAATCCACGCGCTGCCGATCCACCAGCTTTGATGATAAATCGATTGCCTTTAAGCGTTTGGATTTCCTCGGCTCCATGTTGCCAGCGGATCCGTTTTACTTGATTGGCCAAATCCGCATTTTCCTCGATGATCTGCACAATGGCTCGAAATTGCTCCAGCGATGTGACAAGCCGGTGAGCTGTGGAAACCTGCAACGATTCATCCCAATGGAAAAGACCCATCATGATCCGGGCCATCATGTAAGTGCTCTTTCCATTTTGGCGTGCAACTGTGGCAACCGAAATTGGATGGAGGTATCTGCCATCGGGCTTGATTTTCAAACTGTGCTCGGCCAGCCACTTTTGCCATGGCATAAAACCGCCCGGGATGATCTGATCAGCGAAATCAATCAATTCAAAGCCGCGTGAAGGCAAATCATTGAGCGGTGAGTGGATTCGTGGAGCTGTTACCGGCAAAAAAACCGATTCCAGCCGATCTGAGACAATTTCAGCCGATGGTGTATCAACTATGACCTGATCATCACTAATCATGACTTATCGACTCGTTTTGGGGTATAAACAGGCCATGGAGAGTCGGGGCTTTCATCTT